GTATGTTTCCTAATGGCGTAATTGATCACACAAACAGAGTCAGGGATGACAATAGATTCTCTAATCTAAGAGATATTTCAGTTGCTGAAAACAATCTAAACAAATCCATTAGGTTAGATAATAAATCTGGAACATCTGGAGTTAATTGGGATATTAAAAGAGAAAAGTGGAGAGCTACTGGCCAGATCAATAGAAAGCAAAAGCATCTTGGGTATTTCAAAAACATTGATGATGCAATAGAGGCCAGAAGGATATTTTGCAGAAAATATCATTTAACAAGTCAAGAATATGCATATGAAGTTACTGAGTAAGCGTATTTTTGGCAGCGAATAAGCACCTATAGCAGATTTACGAGTCTGCTATGTGAGCAATATCGCTCGTAACCAAACGAGGACGACGACTCGTTCTGGTTAATCGAAAAATCATCCCTTGATGTTATTTGCCGCTCGCAGTCAGGGCGGATTTTTTCGCATACCAACAACGCTTCATTCGAGGCGTTTTCGTTATGCCAATAAATAAAAATGGATAATCCCACGATGACATTTGCTATCGCGGGCGGTGCCGTCATGGGTATCGCCCAACTTAATGAATCACTTTTAGAGCGTATAACCAGAAAATTACGGGCCGGATGGAAACGTCTCGGTGAAATTCTTAATCAGCCAGGAGTACCACGCCATGACCATTACGCCTGTTAACGGAACAATTCTTGTTCAGCAAGGAAACAGGGAGTTCAACAAGCTATATGAGAAAGTATTTCCGGATACAAAGCAGGGAATGTCTGATGCGTATACATGGGCTGCCGGAATAGCTCTTGGTTGGGATAAGTGGCAGGACGAAGAATGGGGGGCGCGTCATGTTGCATGATTTTGATGATGAAGAATTTATTGCTCTCATTTCTCCTGAAATTGAGGAAGAAGTGGAGCAGCAAATTAACTTAGCCGCAGAACGGCAGAATCCGGTTATTAGCTGGGATGAATTTGCGGGGTATTACTCATGAATCTGGATCAGTTAGATGAACCATTCAATCCTGAAGATATCGAGTGGAGAATACAGCGAAGCGGAAAAACACGCGATGGGATGGTGTGGGCTATGGTGCTTGCTTATGTCACGAACAGAGCAATCATGAAACGCCTAGACGATGTTTGCGGCAAAGCAGGATGGCGCAATGAATACCGCGATATTCCCAACAACGGCGGCGTTGAGTGCGGCATATCAATCAAGATTGATTCCGAATGGGTCACCAAATGGGATGCTGCTGAAAACACGCAGGTAGAAGCCGTCAAAGGTGGTCGTTCCGGTGCAATGAAGCGCGCTGCCGTTCAGTGGGGAATTGGCCGTTATCTGTATAGCCTTGAAGAAGGTTTCGCACAAACATCTCTCGATAAAAAGCAGGGATGGCACAGGGCAAAACTGAAGGATGGAACAGGATTTTACTGGCTCCCTCCATCGCTGCCGGACTGGGCCATGCCAGCATCAGGCAATCAACCATCACCAGAAAATACCAACCAGAAATCACCTTCGGTTGACTGCGAGCAAATCCTGAAAGACTTCAGTGAATATGCAGCAACAGAAACGGACAAGAAAAAGCTAATTGAGAGATACCAGCATGACTGGCAATTATTGGCTGGTCACGATGATGCGCAGACAAAATGCGTTCAGGTAATGAATATCAGAATAAATGAGCTTAAACAGGTGGCTTAATGAGAAGATTAAACATAAACCCAGCGGAGATGGAGTCAGTTTGCGGTCGCATGGTAGCTTGCCGTGCAGCAGAATATCTGGGCCTAAACATAAATCAGTTTTATTACATAGCAAAAAAACTGTCATTAAAAACGGCATTCGTTAAGCCAAGATGGAGCGACGACGAAGACAAAATAATGCAGACGCTTATCTCATCAGGCTATACACAAAGAAATGTAGCAAAAATTCTCGGGCGAAGTGAAGAGTCGGTAAAAAGCAGGCTATCACGTTTACGAAAGAAATAACCCTATACCTACCACATTATTCGGATAACCGACCCTGGAGTAAATTATGCCAGCGCCTTTGTATGGTGCGGATGACCCGCGCCGCTGTTCCGGCAATTCCGTATTGGAGGTGCTGGATAAATTCAGAAAAAACTACGACCTGATAATGTCGCTACCGCAGGAAACGAAAGAGGAAAAGGAATTTCGCCACTGTATATGGCTTGCAGAGAAAGAAGAACGCGAGCGAATTTACCAGACATCCATCCGACCATTCCGCAAAGCCACTTACACCAAATTCATTGAAATAGACCCGCGCCTTAAAAATTACCGTTCGCGTTACGGCGCTATCAGCAATAACTGAGGAATTCATCATGAGAGGTTTGTCCTACGACCCCGGCATCCTTCCATCGGAAATGATTATTCGACACCGCTTCAAGCCCATCAACGATATTCCACGCGAAGAAATGCTGGCGAGAAAGAGTTTTCCATCAGTGAATGAAAACAAATATCTGAATGCAATGTTGCGGAGTGGGAAGAAATGAAAGAAGTGAAAATATACACGATTGTCAGTGACCAGTTATCACCACCAATAACAGGAGAATCATTCTGTACTGACATGGTGCGTCATAGTGATTATGCGGAGCTTGAGGATAAATACGCGGCGTTGGCGGCGGATAACGATAATGCAATGGAAACACCAGCCACCGACGCTTTTCTGGCTGAGGTGCGGGCAAATGCGCGTAATGAAGGTATCAATTATGCCGCCAGCCGCCTCGCTGCTGCATTCAATCACGGATTCCTCGATAAACCTGTATCAGAAGTTCTCGACGTGACACGCATGATTTTGTCAGCGAAAGAGGATTTAGCCAATAACCCACTACCAGCGGATGACGGTTTGTCAGGTGAATACGCAGAGAAGGCGATAGAAGAATGGGAGGACCAACTTCGCAAAGGAGCCGCGCTATGAGCATTACAACCATTCTCAACACCGGACTAGCCTTGATGGGATGGTTGTTCATCATGTTCAAAACAGGGCAGTGGTTTATGTCAGTTTTTCTAAAGCAATGGGATAAACGAAGAAAGCAATCTCGTCGGCAAAAAGCAATAAACGAATTTTACGATGCGTTTGACCTGTCCAGCATAGAACCCGGAACAACGGTTCGCCTGGCGACTAAAGGCGATCTGACAATCATGATGTTTCGCCAGGATGCTGCCCAATGATCAATATCGACAAACTCAATGACCATGAATTGGTTGATATGAAAAACGCTATCGAAAGAGAGCTTAAACGACGCGCTGATGGGCCAAAAGTCACCACGTATTATGTCGTCTCCTGCATCACTGATGCTCAGAATTTTACTGATTTGGACTGCGCCTTACGTTGCTTAAAAAGTGTCACCGAAGACCTTATGGAGTGGGTAGCGGAATCCCCAGAAAACCGGGATTACGTCAATCGATGCACAGGCATTGTTGGGGCAAAACTACAAGTGGAGGAGATGAATCTCGATCACTTCAACATGTGCGTCGCAGAAAAATATTTCGACGATATTTGTTATCCACCGGAGACTGCCCAATGAGCAACATCGACAAACAGGCGCTACGCGAGCGCTATTCACCAAAACCTGCACCTGAATGCCACATTTGCGGTGCTGAAATGACTATACAGCGCATGTCTGCCGGTCGAATTACCTATGGCTGCACTGGCGCGACCTACGACGATAAAGGTTGCCACTACGCAGAAGGTCGCAGTATCGCAGATGACCATTATGAACAGTCTCGCGTCACTGTCGTCGATGTGAGCGACCCTGATGTACTGGCGCTGCTGGATGAGCTTGAGCATTACAAATCACGTGAAGAGCGAGTTACAAAGCTGGTTATGGATAACTCGACAAGCTGGGATGCTCTCTACAAGAAGCTGGAAGCCGCAGAGAAGCGCACAGCGGAACTGGAACGCGCCAACGCCGCACATGACGATCACATCAATCAGCAGCAGGACAGAATCGACGTGCTGGAGAAACGTAACGCCGAGCTGGGAAAATACGCAGGGGAGATGGAGCGTTACTGTATTGCCTACATGGAGTGGAGCAACAAAACGGACTGGGTGCAGAGCGATAAACGGTTTGATGTGGTCAAGCCGCTTGGCAAACACCGCGCTGACGTGCTGCGGGAATATGTTAACCATCTGGAGTCCCGCACCGTCACCGTGAAGCTGTACGACGATTTTCAGTTGTGCCACTACGGAACTACCGAGGACTACGCGAAGGGCTATATCGACAGCCAGAACAATTTCATCAAATGGCTGGCCGCCGCTGGCATCAAGGTTAAGGGGGAGTGATATGGCTACCAACGAAATTTTGCCGGTAACACGCATTGGTCGCGCCGATGGTGATTATGGCTGTTACTGCCCACATTGCGGCAACCCTATGTTCTTCTCGGAAAGTGAACTTGATGATATTCGCGGATCGCAATATCAACACACGAGAATCATCAGCCTGCTCACGGGAGAAAGGTGTGACGGCTGGTTGGAGGTTTCAACTAATGCCTGTTTCTCACGCATTCTTTTCGACCAAGGGGAGGACTAACCCATGACCACTATTACCAGAGAACAGCAAAAACAGATTTTAATTGATACGGCGAACCACGTAATCAGTCGTGATAACACGTCACCGTATAGCGAAAACCTGCGCGAACTGGCGCGTATCGCGCTGGCATCGCTCGAAGCGGAACCTATTGGCGCTTTCCACATTGCCGATCAGCAGGTGGGCGGAACCTCGGATTATATCAAGGACGGCGAGTGGCCCATCGATAATGGAGTCATTGAGGTATATGCCGCCCAACCAGTATCGTATGTGCCTGAAACGCTTCCATGTCCAGTGCATCTGGTGCCTGGTCTGCGTCTCGGTAAAGGGTGTAAAACAGAAACTTTATTGACGGTATTGCAGCGCCGCGCAGAGTATTACGCCAAGTTGGAAGCCATGACACCAGAAGAACGGGAGAAACATGGCGCCAGTATAGAAGCATTCAAAGCGATGTTGCCGCAACCAGCACCGGTAGACAAAGAATTTATCCCTAAAAATCTGGACAAAGCGTTGGGTGTTGTTGGTGTTGCGTTACCTGAATCAAAGGAAGAGTTTAATTTCCAGACAGAGCGCTGGATACAGCGTCTCATTGACCGGGTTATTCGTTATGCCGACGAATTCAAAGAGCAGCCAGTGCCGGTAGTGCCGGATGAGTGGACTATTCAGGATGCTGTGAAGTTTTGCAGGGAAACTGGAAGACAAGATGCTGGCTCAGCTATGGAAGCATGGAACGCCTGTCGCACTGCAATGCTCAACGGAGGTAAATCGTGAAAGAGAATCAAATCCGAGAACTGGTTAACGAGCTGCGCGATATTGCTATTGAGTATCACGGCACACAACAGTTACGTGAACGAATTGCACGTACAGTTCGCGCCGCCCTGCATCATGACTTAGAAAAACTAAACCAACCTGTAAGCCAAACTTACGAGTTGCCACAAACGCAGTTTGAACAGGTTGCTGACCTCTACGAAATGCAATTTGATGATGGGCGCACCTGCGCATTCCACACAGATGGTGCAAAAGCTGCTCAGTGGTTGCTCGCATGCGATGGTAATAAGGTGCAGGAATACGTCAGGATTGAGCGCTATCAGGAGGCTGTAATTGGCAACTCTCCGGTGATTCCGGAGGGTTACGCGCTTGTGCCGATTGAGGCGACAGAAGAAATGCTACAGGCTTCTTACCGTGAGTCATCCGTTTATAGCCCATCAGCATATAGAGCGATGATTGCAGCAGCGCCGCAGCAGGAGGTGAAAGGTGAGTGATATCTGCGTATACCGCGATGATACTGCTAACTGCGTAGTTCTCAAAGATGGCGAAAAGCTTTTCACGTTCACGCCTGAGCAGTGGTCAGTAATCTGCATGGCTGCTAACTCCGACATGGAAACTCGTCTATATGCACTCGCTCACAGTGAAACTTTGCGTATCGAGCGAGAGATGAAATGGAAGGAGGTGAAGTTCTCAAAAAGCAAAACTAATCACTGAACGATAAATCAATTAGGCTACAATCCTCTCAAATCAAGAGGGGATTTCTCAATATTATGGTTATAAATAATTTGTTTTCACCAACAAGTTATTATAGCAACCGTCAAACTTGACCGCTTTTCACCAAAGAACTACTGTTTAAATAAACAGAATTCGTGGTGGCTAAAATGGGTGGCAAAGTACCTAACTACCAAATCGTTTATAGAGACGAGACACTCAATTATTTCAAGCCTGGAGGATATGTTTTCTTTCAAAGGCTTAAGGAATATGG